TCAATTTGGCGGGACAAGAGATCGATGTAACCCTTGATGAAGCCCTCAAAGGTTACACGCGCGAGGCTGATTACACGCGAAAGACGCAGCAACTAGCGAGCGAGCGCAAAGAGTTCAAAGCTGAACAAGAAGAATTTGAACAAGTCCGCGCCCAAACCGCTCAACTGCGTGATGCGTATGCAAACACGCTTCAGGACTTGGGAAGCCAACTTGAACAGGGTCTTGGTAAAGAACCTGATTGGGATAAGGCATATCAAGAGCTTGATGCGAAGGAATACACTAGGCTTGTCCAAGATTGGAACACACGCAAAGAAAACCTGCAAAAAGTGCGGGTTGAACAAAATCGTGTTGCAAAAGAGCGTGCTAGGGAAAACCAAGAGCTTATGCAGCGGCATTTGTCTCAGCAGTCAGAACTCATGCTTGAGCGGTTGCCTCAGTGGAAGGACGAAAAAGTCCGCGATACTGAGCGTGCCAGCTTAATCAAACACGCGAAAACATTGGGATACACTGACGAAGAAATATCTCAAGCAGCCGATCACAGGGCTATTATTGCTCTGTACCACTCCTGGCAACTTTCAAAGCTACAAGCGGCAACGCCTGAAGCTAAGAAAAAGGTCAAGCGTGCGCCAAAAATGGCAAAAGCCGGAGTTCCTCGCAGCAAGAATGAAGTGGCATCACGGCGCAAAGAAAAACTGCGCCAGCGTCATGCCAAAGAGGGTTCAATAGCCTCTGCGGTGGATCTTCTACTTAATCGCTAATGTGAGGTAATTATTATGGCGACTTTAACCACAGCAACAAAAATCGGAGAAAAAGAGACCCTCTCCGATGTTATCGCTCGGATTGACAGCGATGAGACTCCTGTTTATTCAGCAGCGCAAAAGCGCACCAACAACGGCATTTTTGCTGAGTTCTTAGTTCAAGAACTGGCAACGCCTGCAACCAATAACCACCGCGCAGAAGGTGCGGACATGACCGACACAGGCGTGACCGCTCTGACGAGATTCGGAAATTATCATCAGGTGTCAACCAGAGGTTTTCTAATTTCTGGAACGGTTGAGGCTGTTGATAAGGCGGGAGTCGAGTCAGAAGTAGCATATCAAACGGTGTTAGCCGGACTTGATTTGCGTAGAGACATCGAAAAGATGGTCACTGACACAAACGTGGCTCGTGACTCAGGCTCACCGCGCAAATCAGCATCATTGATCACTTGGATCACAAACGGTGATGCGCCATCAGACATGGCCTTTGCGACAGGTGACGGCAGTGATGTGGCTGATTTGACAGGCACCGCTCGTGCCTTGACTTTGGCTCAGATCGACACAGCGATGCAAGCAGCCTGGACAGACGGTGGTAATCCTCGTTTGTTGGTGGCAAGTGCGGGAAATAGAGCTAATATCTCTGATCTTAGCCAAGCAGGTACAAACTTGGTGACAAACCAAGCCACAACAACTGCTTCAAAGCCTGTGTCCTTCAACGGAGCGGTCTCAATTTTGTTCAATGATTTCGGTCAGTTAGAGGTCATCCCCTCTCGGTCGATGTCAAATGACAAAGTGTTCTTGATTGACCCAGACCACGTTGCCATTGGTGCAATCAATGGACGTAACTTTGCGGAGCAAGAAATTGCCGCCACAGGTGACGCTCAGAAACGACAAATTCTGACGGAGTGGACTTTAATGCCAGACGCTCCGAAGGCACACGCAGCCGTGATTGGACTGAATGGCTCCTAAGCCTACTTGAACAAAATTAAGAGGGCGGCTTTCGGGTCGCCCTTTTTTTAAGGGAGATTTTATGGAACGTAAAAGAGTAATTTCTTCTGATACTGCTGCAGGCAAACAGACCACTATGGAGTTTGATCGGGATGGCAAAGCGACCATCGTGCAGCGGCAGAATGTTGACCACATCATTGAGGCTAACAAGCAGAAGCAAAACGCATGGCAGTATGGGAAGCTGATCGGGAACACCCAACGGCATCATCAGCAAGTCGCTGAGATACCAAATCAGCTTTACATGCAACTGCGAGAGAAGTTTGGGCATCCATCCGACAACCCAAAAGACTGGGCGCGTTGGTTAAATGATCCAAACAACAGGTTTTTTAGAACAGGTGGCGGACGCATCTAATGGCAATAATTGATTATTCCACGCTCCAAACAGCTATCGCAAACAGCCTCGCGAGAACAGACCTCACCAGTCAGATACCCGACTTTATAACTCTGGCAGAGGCGCGGTTGTCTCGTGAGCTTGAGACTCGTGAGCAAGAGAAGCGTGCTTTGGCGACATTGACTGCTGGTGATGAGTTTACGGCGCTCCCAACTGACATGAGGCAGCTTCGCCAGGTAAAGCTGAACACCAGCCCGAACGCTGTGCTTGAATATATGTCTCCTGTGGCTTTGGACAACACCTTCCCAAGCGGCAGCAGTGGTCTGCCGTCTGCGTTTTCTGTTGTTGGTCAGGAAATCAAGCTGCGGCCTGTGCCTGACTCAGCTTATGTGATGGAGATCATATATATTGGCAATCTGCCAGCTTTGTCTAACACCAATACATCAAACACGATGCTCACAAGGCACCCTGACGCATATCTAACAGGTAGTCTCGTTGAGGCTTATTTGTATCTGATGGATGACCAGAGAGCGCAGTTATACGATCAAAAGTTCAGCCGCATTATAGATGAAGTGCGAAAGGACGAAGATCGTTCTAGCTATGGAAGTGGTGCCTTACAAATTCAGTCCGTTTATCAGCGTCAAGCAAATATCTAGGAGTAAGCCATGACGGCAATGAGTGATTATTTAGAGCTAAAATACCTTGACCATTTCACAGGTACAGCCAGCACAACCGCGCCATCGGCTGTGTATCTTGGCCTATCAACTGCATCAATGAATGACGATGACTCTGGCACAGAGTTATCCGGCAACGGCTACGCTCGCAGGGCTGTTACATTTGCATCAGCAGCAAGTGGCAGTATTTCAAGCAACTCCGCAGTCGAGTTTCCAGCCGCAACAGCTTCATGGGGAACCGTGAGCTTTTGGGCTATTTATGACGCAAGCTCTGGCGGTAACCAGCTTTTCAATGGGGCTTTTTCAACAGGCAAAGCAATCGGCAGTGGAGATATTTTAAAGGTAGCAAGCGGCTCTTTGACCATCAACGCCGATTGATAGGGGGTTGTTATGGCTTTGGGTATTCCTAACCTTGACCAGATAACCACCTCGCTTGATGGCAGTTACCCCAGAGTTGGATGGTCGCTCGACAGCGCATCCGACATGGACAAGGTTGAGTGGCAAAGCCCAACCCTTGAGCAGCTAGATAATTGGGGTGCGAACCTCGACAGTCTGGACACATTTGGCAATTTAGACTCGCTGACATCACTTGCTGTTAAGCAGGGCTTGGCAACAGCCTCGACAACTGCGACAGCAACCGCAGAGATTGTTTTTGCGATTGAGGTTGATGCTAATGTCTCGACAAGCGCAACAGCATCTGCTGCTTGTGTGGTCATTAGGCAGGTTGAGGCAAGCGTTTCAACCACCAGTACCGCGACGGCTGCGTTTGTTCCGATACGCATGGTGCAAGCCAGCGTATCTGTAAGCGCTACCGCAACGGCGACACCAACGCCTGTTCGTCAAGTTGAGGCAACGGTAGACACATCAGCGACAGCGCCGGATGTGACCGCAAACTTTGTGTTCCTGGCAGACGCTACGGTTTCGACAGAGGCTACTGCCACAGCCTCGCCAACTGGTGAGTTTGCTTTTGTGGCAACCGCAAACACAACTGTAACTGCCACAGTAGACGCGAAAATTTTAGGCGAAGAATGGACAGGCGAGCCTATTGGCAGCGAGACATGGACAATTCAAACGGCTGGTTCAGAGATTTGGGCGGTTCAGTCTAAAGGCAATGAGGTCTGGTTTATACAATGATTAAGTTCGGTGAATGGCTGCCCTCACAGCCCGATATGGAAAACGGCGGGGTCACGGTTGCAACAAATGTTGTGCCTGCTCTTGGTGGATACAGGAGTTATCCATCTGCTGTTGCGTTTTCTAATGCTGCGGATAGCCGTATCAGAGGCGTTGTATCTGTCAAGGATTCCAGCGCGAATATCTCGTTGTTCGCTGGCGATGCTGGGAAGCTCTACAAATTCAATCAGGGCAGTAGCAATCTTGATGATGTCAGTAAGTCTGGTTCGCCTGCCTATGATCTAACAGGCGCGGAGCGTTGGCGCTTCGTTCAGTTTGGAACCAATGTGATTGCGGCGGGAGGCACAGGTGAGGAGCTTCAGAAATTCAATGTCGGCACTGACTCGTCTTTCTCCGATCTGTCAGGCACAGCACCGAAGGCAGAATATATCGCAGTCGTCAGAGACCAAGTCTGGACGGCTAACATCGACGAAGGAGCAGGCCGTGTCCCAAACAAGGTCAGATGGTCAGGCCTCAACGATGAGACAAGCTGGACGATAGGTACAGATCAAGCGGATAGCCAAATTTTGCCCGACTCCGGCGATATCACTGGACTTTGTGGAGGGGAAAGAGCGGTCATCCTTATGGAGCGTGCCATAGCGGTGGCAACATATGTTGGCTCTCCTTTGATTTATCAAATTGATCGCGTTGAAACGCAAAGGGGCTGCCCTTTTCCAAACAGCGTCACGCAGGTTGGCGGGAACGTGTTTTATCTAGCGCGGGATGGCTTTTACAGATTTTCAGGCAACCAGTCTGTCGCCATAGGAGCGGAGAAAGTTGATACATTTTTCTTCAAAGATTTTAACGAAGCCCAAGTTGAAAAAATGTCGGCTTCTGTTGACCCTGAAACTCAAATTGTGGCGTGGTCATATGTCAGTAACAATGCTGTCGATAACACGCCGGATCGGATACTTGTTTACAACTATGCCATTGATCGGTGGTCATTGCTTGAGGTTTCAGCGGAGTTGCTTGCGCCAATGTTCACGCCTGCATACACGCTTGAAGCATTGGACAACCTCTCGTCGTCAATAGACACCCTGCCTGCGCCTCTCGACTCAAATCTGTATAAAGGTGGTCAATATTTCTTCGGCGGTAGTGATGGGAACAAACTGATCTCATTTAATGGCTCTGCACTAGCCGCAACGATAGAAACATCTGAGTTCGGTTTGACGCAAAATCGTCACACGCTTGTGACTCGCTCTGTCCCATACTTTAAGAATGGTTCAGTTACGATGCAAGTTGGCTCTCGTGATCGCCAGGACGATACAACTGTTTTCGATACAGCATCGAACCTGACAGACGAGGGCTTTTGCGAACATCGCGTGCAAGGGCGTTTCCACCGCGCCCGAATGAATATTAGCGGTGATTGGTCTTTTGCGCAGGGTATTGATTTAGAGGGCAGACCCATTGGCAGAAGGTAACTTTTTACGGCTTCCATATGAGGCGAACAACCCTCGCCAAGTGGCGCAAGTTGTCAACAATGTGCTTGATGGCAAGCTCAATAGCACTGGCGAGTTCACCTGCACTGCAAGTGCGGGTTCAACAAATGTCACAGATTATCGGGCAGGCAAGAACAGCGTCATCCTTTTAATGCCAACAACCGCTAACGCTTCAGCAGAGGTGGGGGCAGGCACGATTTATATTAGCGCTCGTAACAAACAGAGTTTTACTGTCACTCATGCAAACAACACGCAAACCGATAGAACCTTCGGATACATCGTTATCGGATAGTTGGCAGCACTGCACTCCGTTCATAGCGGCGGCGCTGGAATATGCACACGGCTCACACAACCTCGTTGATGTGTTCAATGCAGTGATTAAGGGCGACGCGCAGTTCTGGCCTGCTGAAGATGCTGGCCTTGTTACAGAGATAATAGAGTACCCCCGCCGCCGGACGCTTCGGTTCTGGCTGGCAGGCGGGTCGTTGGAGACTCTCCAAAAGTTAGAGGTAAATGCGATTGAGTGGTCAAAGCAATGGGATTGCGTGGCTTGTGAAATTATAGGACGGCGCGGCTGGGTTCGCGCTTTAGAAGGCTATCAAGAGGCCGCAACATTAGGAGTCAAGGAATATGAGTAAAGGTGGTGGAAGCGGCGGCGGTCAGCAGACCGTGAACACTCAGGTGCAGCCGCCAGATTATGCGATGCCCTTTTTGAAGTTTGGTTTAAACCAAGCGAAGGCACAATATAACTCGGCAACTCCAAGCTATTATCCAGCCAGCACAACTGTTGGATTTTCTCCTGAAACGGTCACGGCTTTGGACACTATGCGTGACCGCGCACTTGATCCAAACAGCATGACCGCACAGACACAAAACGTGGTCATGCAGAATTTGATGGGGACTAACCCTCTTCAAAGCGCGGCGTTTGCCCCTGTTATCAATCAGGTTCAATCGCAGTTTTCAAAAGCAGGCAGATATGGCTCTGGCGCAAATCAGCAAGCATTGGCAACAGCGTTGGCACCAGCCGCATTGCAAGCGCAGCAGGCCGCAATAACTCAAGCGCCTAACGTGCAAAACCTTGATTTGGCTCAACTCATGGGCGTTGGCGAAGCTCGTGAGGGTCAGGCGCAAGCTGACCTTCAAGACAATATCAATCGCTTTCAATTTAAGCAAAACATCAACCAGCAGAAGCTGCGCGATTATATGGCTCTCGTTGGCGGTGGCACAGTCGGTCAAAACACTGTCCAGCCAGTGTTCCGTAATCAAGCATCGTCTGCTTTGGGCGGCGCATTAGGTGGCGCTCAACTTGGCGCATCGGCAGGCTTTAATCCTATGCTCGGCGCTGTTGGTGGCGGCTTACTAGGACTTATGTAAGGGGTAAAAAATGAGCTTTGGTGGTGGTAACACAATGGGCGGGTTGCTTGGCGGTGACTTTAACGACCCAGCAGCACAGCGAAATATGGCTATAGCGGCTGGCCTGCTTGCAGGTGGTGCACCCTCAGTCGGGGTTCCGACATCTTTAGGCGGCAGCTTGGGCAAAAGTCTAATGATGGGCATGGACGCTGGTAACAGAGCGCAGCAACGCTTGGACAGGTTGCAAAGAGCAAACACACAGGTTGTCGGCGGTTCTTTGCTTGATATGTCAGATCCCGCAAATCCAAAGGTCGTTTATGAGCAACCTGAAAAAGTGCAATCAGGCCTGTTAGGCGGCGGCAAATACACCTACACCAAAGACCGTGATGGAAACATCAAAGTCAAGCGGAGCGATGTATTTGACGAGATCGTGGCAGCAGAACAAAAAGCAAAATCCACAAAGCCTCTCCCAACAGGTGTCCAAAAAGCAGAGGACGAGGACTTTGGCGCGATCGATACAGCAAGCAATATACTCAGTGAAACGCAAGATTTTATGCAGTTAATTGATGACGACAAACTCAGCTTCTCACCACTCGCGGGTGTCACTGACGATTTGTCGTTGATGTTTGGCGGCGGTGATGAGGACACCTTGAACAGGCAGAGTTTCGATTTGTTTCTGCAAAGATTGCGGAACGCAAGCCTGCGGCTCAACAAAGGCACACAGACAGAAGGTGACGCTGAGAGAGCCTTGCAAGAAATTGTCAACAATCGCAATAACACAAAAGCAGTCCGCAAAGCTCTGCAAGATCTGCAACGCGCAAATGAGCGTGCTGTCGAGGAAAGAAAGCGCAACATCAACCGCCGCCGCAAAGCGCAAGGCGCTGAAGCGTTTAGCTTTGATGATTACACAACCCCAACCACATCATCCGATGTTGGCTTCAAGGTGATTAACTGATGGCGAAGATTGAAATTGACGGCGTTGGTGTTGTTGAGGTCGGTGACGATTTCAACAAAATGACCAATCGGCAGAAGCAAGATTTTGTCAATAAGATTGCGGCAGAGCGCAAAAGCGTTGATGCAAAAAAAACGCGCAAAGAAGATGATGACGGTTATGCAGCCAACCTGGCGAGAACCGCTCTTGGTCAAGGCGCACTGCTTGGGTTTGGCGATGAAGTTGAAGCGGGTTTGCGGACAGGTTTCGGATTGCTTGGAGACTATGACAAGACAGTCGCAGATGTGCGTGGTCAACTAAAAGGCTTCAGAGATGAAAACCCAATGACCGCATTGGCGGCAGAGATCGGCGGTGGGCTGGTAACAGGCGGTTTAGGCGGTGCTAGAGCCGCAGGGACGGCGGCTGGACGCAAGGTGCTAGAAAAGGCAGGCACAACAGGTTTGGCGGCTGGCATCGGCGCTACAGAGGGCGCTATCGCAGGCATCGGATCAGGTGAAGATGCCGCAAGCAGGGCGGCTGGTGGCTTAGTTGGTTTAGGTCTTGGCGGCACTCTGGGTGCGGCTGCACCAGCGGCTATTGGTGCGGTAAAATCAGGTGTTAATCGGCTGCGCTCCGGCGTGAGTGAAAAGGCGGCGCAGAACACAGCCGACCTCAAGGCACTCCAAGCATTAGAAGAAGCAAACACCACACCAGAGGCGGTTCAGACTGCTTTGAATGAGCAAGCATCGATGGGTGTTGCGGACGCAATGATCCCAGACGTTGCAGGCGAAGCGACCCGCAGATTGGCGCGGGGTGCAACCACAGTTTCCGGCGAAGGCGGCGACATTGCGACAAAGGCGCTAGATGAGCGTGCGGCAAATCTTGGCGATGAGATTGCAGATGATGTCGGTAGCATCTTGGGTGGCAACAAAAGCGCGGCTGAAGCGCTTGATGAGATTGCAACTCGCCAGTCAGCCAATGCTGGGAGCGACTATGATGCGGCGTTCAATGTTGACGGCGCACCAGTAACGGTTGAAGTCACAGACGATCTAAAGCGGTTGTTTAGCCTGCCTGCATTTGACGAGGCGGTTGAGCAAGCGCGCAACCTTGCCAAGTTTGACGGCGTTGATATGCCATCTGCGACACAACTGATCAAAGGCGAAAAGCTAGACAATCTGTCGCTGAAAGAGATGCACTATATCAAAATGGGGCTTGATGAGGTTATGGGGCTGGGCAAGCGTGGTCAGTCCAAGACATCAATCGGCAGGGGCGTTGAGCGTGGTTTAAAAAAATCTCGCGCAGACTTTATCAAGATATTAGACGAGGCTTCTCCAAAGGTCGATGGTGTCAGCACATATCAGACGGCACGCAACAAGTTTGCAGGCGATGCCAGGTTGCGCGAGGCGATTGAGGATGGCGAAGGCTTCTTCAAAATGAAGCCAGACGATCTTGAAGGCAAAGTGCGCGGGATGTCCGACTCTGAAAAAGAGGCATTTCGCATCGGCGTTGCCCAAGCGGTTCGCAACAGCGTTGACAGCACCGCAGACATGGCTGACGCAGGCCGCAAAATATTCGGCAACAAAAAACAGCGCAAATTGCTCAAGTCTGCGTTTCCAGATGAGGCATCATTCAACCAGTTTGAGAAGCGGATGAAGGCACGCACAGAGCAGGTCAAGACCCGCGCAAGAACATCACCAAGTGCAGGAAGCCAGACAGCTTTGCGGCAACAGGATGCGGCGAACCTGACGGAGAGTGCAGATGCCTTGTCATCGATGCTGATGGGCAACCCACTCCCAGCCGCACGCAGCTTGGCAGGCCGTGTCACCGACAGGGCGACCACATCCGGCAAGGTTGGCAACGCACTATCTCGTGATTTGTTTAGCGTTGATCCGCAACAGCAGAGAGCGTTTTTAGATCGTCTAATTGCTCGCAGGTCAGCAGAGCAGGCACGCATGGCGAGAGCGGGGCGTGCGTCAGGTTTATATGGCGGTGGGGTCGGAACCTTTAGCGGCCTTTTGACAGGAGAATAATATGGCGAAGAACTCAATTCGCGACTACTCGGCGACGGCCTCTTCAAATACGGACATCCAGTCGATTGACATTGATGAGAATTGTGCCGCAAGTGGGATTAACAATGCGATCCGCGAAGTTATGGCTGACCTCAAAGACGTATCGGTTGGCACAGTCGCATTAGAAAGCCCCAAGTTTGACAGCATTTTAGATGGAAATATAAAAGCCACAGAC